AATAGCAGGATAATAACTAAAACTATTCCAAAGCTCCAACTCGTCAAGTCGCATCCTAGGAACTTTTTTGACATCAAAGCCTCTTTGTATGAAGGCGCTAATCGGTAAACGATAGAAGACAGCACCGTTCTCCATAATTGCGTGAAAAAGTATGGCGCTTCCTGTAATCGATGCCATACCAAAAATAATGCAGTCTTCCACTTCTCCGTGATGACTTTTAAGGTCATAAAGATATTCTCTTCTGACCTGCGCATAAGTCGCAGGAATGTTTGCGTTTAAGTATGCCATCTATCATAAAATCCTTATAGTGCTGCGATTATTAAAATCACAAGTACAACACCTGCACCGATCACCATTTTTCTGTGATCTTTCCACATGTGCTCAATTGCTTCTCTTATCATTTCCATGGTTTCCTCCTATTTTATGTCTCCCCAGTTTTTACCAGATTCGTAGTCTACCTTATTAGGTACTTCAAGTTCAACTGCAGATTCCATAATTTCAACTATTCGCTTTGCTTCTTTATCATCTTTTACCGAAATATCCAACTCATCATGTACTTGAATATGAGGAATAATTCCTGTTTTATATAGCTCTAACATAGCTTTTTTAGTCATATCAGCGGCGGATCCTTGTATTAATTTATTTAAAGCTTTATAGGTAAAAGCTCTCTTAATCCCTGGTCCGTGTTCCTTGAGCGCTGCTTCATGTGGCAATGCCTTATGGATTCCAAAATTATTAGGTTCCCATAAATGAAATCGACACAGTCTTCCTAATAAAGTTCTAATCTTACCTGAATCCTGTGACCTCCTCATAACAGCATCCATCAATTGTTTTACGAATGGAACTTTACCATGGTATTGTCTAAATAATTCTTCAGCTTTTTCTTTTGACACTCCAAGTTCAGCTTGTAATTTATTTTTACCCATTCCATAAAATAATCCCAAGTTAATGGTTTTTGCTTGATAACGTGGAATCTCTGCCATATCGGCTACAATAGTGTGGAAGTCTGCATCTCCTGTTTTATAAGCATCTAGTACTTCACCAACTCCATATAAATTTTGTAATGCAGCATAATGCACAACTAATCTTGGTTCTTGTTGGTTATAATCAAAGCAACCCCAGGTACATCCTTTTTCAGGTATAAATAAAGATCTGATCCGTGGTCCAAGTTCCTTGTTCCGTGCAGGAATTTGCTGGAGGTTTGGGTTTGCATAACTGAATCGTCCAGTCACGGTTCCTCCATTGTCAGAGCGAAGCTGATTTATTTCAGCATGTATTCTACCTTTATAAGAATGTTTCAATATGGTATCAATGAACGTGGTATGAGCTTTGTTTATTTCTCTAGCTCGAGCTATTTTTTTAACGACTGGATGAGGATGATTTTGAAGAAAGTTTTTAGTAAATGATGGAGAATTTGTTTTTTCAGTGCGGTCGAAAGGTAGTTTCAGTTTTTCAAAAACTTGGGCAATGGATCTTGCTGCCCATATTTGAACATCTATGTGTGTTTCTTTTTTTACTTGGTGCAAGCATCCTTTTTCTTCTTCAACTAATTCTTCTTTCAATTTATGAGCATTTTCGGTATCTACTCGAACTCCCAAAAAACGCATATCAACGAGGCAGGGAAAAAGTTCAATCTCTAATTCAAAAATAGATTGTATATCTTGGTGTATAATTTCTTTCTTTAATTCTTGCCAAAGTTCATAGGTTATTTCTGCATCTTTCTCTGCGTAAGAGCCAACATACATGGCTGGTAATTTATACATCTCTGCTTTAGCATCAACTCCCCAATCCTTGGCTGCAGCATATAAAGCTGCTTCATCTTTTCCTTGACCGATATACCTACGACTGCAATTGTTTAAGTCGTAACGGAGTTGATTTTCATCCACAATAGCTGTTGCAATCATGGTATCAATAACTTTACCTTTAATCGTTAATCCTAATGAACGTAGCCAACATACATCGTACATTGCATTATGAAATATTTTTATTGCATCCGTGTTTAATACGGATTGAAACCATTTCAAAACTTTTTTACGATCCATGTTACCACCACCTTCATGAGCAATGGGATAATAACCAGACCATCCTTTAACGGCCACGGCGATTCCCGTGACATCGCCACGCTTGGTAACTGAACCTGAACCCATTTTAATTAGATCAGGATCTTTTGTTTCTAAGTCAATTGCTATTTCGTCGTGTTTAGATAAATCTGGAAAATTTTCTGGCGGAATCCATTCTGTTTGAGGTTTGAAAAGTGGTATTTGCATTATTTACTTTCTTTCCATTTTTTATAACCTTCTATCCATGATTCTTGTTTTTCTTTTTCGTCTTTATAATCTCTTTCAATAATCATATCTATAAAATGTTTAGCTTTCTCTAAATCTTGCTTTCCTCCTTTATCTTGATGTCGTAAAATATATTTAATAACACAGCCTTCAGGATATAGCAACCTGTTCTCCACAACAAATTTACTTGGCTGAATTTTATATTTCAAATAATGTTTTCCACCTACCTGTTTTTTATATGCACTCATTCATCCTCCATTGGAAATGCTTTGTTTTCATCTTTTGGTCTTACAATATGTAAATGCTCTTTTGCACGCGTAGCTCCTACATAAAATAATCTATTTTCATCATCATTATTTCGCTCATAAGATAATTGTGTATTAGTTGTAAGATCCGGTAAAATAACTACATTATCTTCTTCGCCACCTTTAACGCTATGTATAGTTGATAATTTAATTCTAGCTTCTTTATTTAATTTTTCTCCATTAGATCGCATTTTTTTAATATACATAATTCGTTTTGATCCAGCATTGTCAAAACATTCATGCCATGTTTCTTTGGTATTAAGACCGTAACCTTTTGCTAATTGATCTATTCCATAAAAAGCTTCTTTAGACAAAGCTTTCAATTTGTCTTTGTCCCAATTAACTGGACTCATATATTGAGAAATATTTATAATTTCTTTGTAAGATAATAGTTGTCCCTTTCGTAAATGTTCCCAGTTAAGTGCTGCTTCTTGTATGTATTTTTCATATGATTTTTTAAATCTGTTTTCAAAATACAATCCTTTTTCTTTTAATATTTCTTCTAAAGCATTTAATTGATATCTCGTTCTAGTTAATATTAACCAATTTTTATTATTCATATCTATGTCTTCAAAATTCCAATATCTACTTAAATGTCCTTTATGTGCTTTTGGATTCCAATTTTTTGGAAGTCTATTTTTTATTCTGTTTATAATTTTGTTGGCAAATTCATGAATAACTTTTGGAACTCTGACGGATTCTTTAAGTTCTAATATCTTTCCTTTTTGTGTTATGAATGAATCCACATCCGCTCCTGCCCATCTAAATATTGCTTGATCATCATCCCCCGCAATAAAGGAATCTTTTGTTCTTTCCCAAATACTTTTAGTCATTTTCCATTGCATAAGAGATAAATCTTGTGCTTCATCAATAAATACAACGTCAAATTTAGGAATAGTATTTTCTGATTTTGTAAATTCCAAAATCATGTCGTTATAATCCTTAAGCCCATATTCTTTTTTATATTTTTCTAATTCATTGGCTATGATGATCAATTTGTTATACTCTAATTTTTGATTATGCTCTTTAAGATCAAATTGTTGATCTAATTTAATATTTCGTAATTTTGCAAGGTGTATGATTCTTAAGTAATCACTTTTAGTTGTAAATAATCCCGTTTCTTCATCGTCCCAATCATTATAATCTATGGGTATTTTAATCTTCTTCCCCAAATCTTCATAGTGTCTTTTTTGCATAACTTTTGCTTTGTCCCAACCAAGACGTTTGAATGCTAAAGAGTGAAGTGTTCTGAAATAAGGTAAATCATCTTCAGAATAATTAAATTTTTTCATTGCTCTTTCTCTGGCTTCATTAGAAGCTTTTTTAGTAAAGGCGAAGTACCCAATTTTATCTGGATCAGTATTTTTTAAATAATTTTCAACTTCCTCTAATAAAGTATGAGTTTTTCCTGTTCCAGGTGGTCCTAATACAATTGTTCTCATATCTTATTTTTCTGAATCTGGAAAATAAATCTTTTCCTCATAATTAATTCCTTGTGGTCTAGCAACTTTGTTATTTTCGCTATAAGTTATCCACCGTAGATTCTCCACCCTATAATCTAACCTATTTCGATTTTTATGATCAGCTATTTGTTTATTGACGGGGTCATCATTTATAATGAAGGCTTCAGCTGCGGCCCTATGCAAGCGGACTTCGAAACCCACTTGTTTTTTTTCAACACGTATCGTTAAAGATGCTTTAACATAAGTTGTCTTTAATCTAGCTTGTAAAATTTTTTTATTTTTAATATTTTGTATATAGGGAAAAACTGCTCCTAGTTCAGGCATATATTTATTATATCCTCCTGTTTTAAATATAAAATAAGTATCCTTTGGTAAAAGACTGTAGGAGTTTTTTCTAGTGTCATGAGAAACGTTTAATGTAGATAAATCCACGTAATCAATATCTTTTATTTTTGTTTGAAAAAAATCAAGTTCTGGAAATAAAAGTAATTGATCTCTAATCATTAAAACACATCCTTTGGTTTTAATTCTTTTTGTGTGTAGCTGTCTGTTCGCTTATCAAATTGTTTTACTGCAAACACTGATATTCTTTCTTTACCAACTCTTTTATCCTCACAACTGCACGCTTCTTTTAACATCTGTGCTGTACGTTGATAATTAATATCCCATCTTTGTCTAATTAAAAAGTTATTAAAAAATTTATTAAATATAAAATGGTGATTACCATCGTTTGTCCATACACCACCGTTTTTAAGATCGTTTATGTCAGACCCTATGTGTCTATTTAAACAAAACTCTTCTAAGTGATTTCGTAATTGATCTTGTGTTGTTATACCTTCTGGTGGTTCTACTGGTTCGTGGTTCCTCATCAATGGGTTTATTATGTTTGCCCAGTCTTTTGGTTTAACAGTTGGTGGCATAAAATCTAGTTGCTCCATGACTGCTTCTTGAAATAAACTTTGTTGTTTTAGATACTTGACGTTTTCTAAAAATAATCTTTCACCATCAACGTTAAGATAATAATATGGTTTTTCTAATTTTATTTTTTGTAAGTCAGATAATAACGGAAAAGTTATCTCTTCTCCTATGCCATACTTACGACTCTTACATAATTTTTTATCACATAGATTACACATAGGAGTGTCGTTACACTTGTATCCCCAATCTTTTTTATCGTGTTGTCTTTTTATAATATCTATTTCTGATTCGCTTAGTGGACTTGTAGATGCATTTATATTAAACATTGTAAGTCTACTCTTCCATTCTGATGGCCATTTCTTTTTAGCATACACACCGTAATGAAACATAGAATTGTTACGTCCACC